CCCGTGTTCTATCAGATAGGTATGTTTGGGATCATGGCTGCAAGTTTCGGCTTAAGGTGGTTCTTTAAACAACAGAATCTTAAGATAGGCCAACCGCCTAATTAATTACCCCACAGTCTTGGAGAACGAAACCTCTTTAAGTACTCCCTGAAACTCCCGACAAGGAATTTCAATACAAGGTCTCCCCCGCTTGCTTCGGTTACGGGGAGGGTCTTTTACAACCCCCTTTCAACACCTCTAGATTTAAAGAGAACACAGTCACACTGACAGCAAAGTCGGTGGCTATGCGACTACATGAATTTCACGCACAACCTC